ATGACTCGAGGCAAGGGCGAATCGTCCGTCTACAAGGACTCGCGCGGCTACTGGACCGTCGCGGTGGAACTGCCACCGCTCGATGGCAAGCGCCGCCGCAAGGTCATCCGCAACAAGGACAAGTCCGTCGTCCTCGCCAAGCTCGACGAGGCCCGCGCTGAGCTCCGTCGCACAGGCGACCTCCCCACCGCGAACATGACGGTCGCCCAGTGGTTCACCTACTGGTATGAGCAGATCGCCGTTCGCGAGGTCCGACCCAAGACTGCGGAGCGCTACCGGCAGATCACCTACGGATGGGTGATCCCGGCCATCGGCACCGCGCGGCTCTCCGGACTGTCCGCCAGCATCATCCGCCGCGTCACCGACAGCATGCTCCGCGCTGGCCAGTCGCCCGACACCGCCAACCTCGCCCACCGCATCATCTCGGCGTCCCTCGAGTGGGCAGTCCGCGAGGGGCGCATCAGCGTCAACCCCGCGAAGATGATGGCCGCACCTCGCAAGGGCGTACCCGACCTCGACGTCCTCGACCTCCAGGAGACGCTCGACGTCTACGCGCACGTCCGTGACGCCGGCGGGCCCGAGTTCGCGCTCTGGGCAACCACGCTCCTCACCGGCGCTCGCCGCGGGGAGATCATCGGCCTCGAGGCGGACCGGGTCAGCGACGTCCTCGACATCTCCTGGCAGCTGCAGCGGTTCACGTGGCAGCACGGGTGTGGTGGACAGTGCCTGAGGCTGCGCGGAGCGGACTGCCCGGAGCGGTTCATCGAAGCGCCCACTGACTACGAGTACCGCCACGTGAAGGGCGGACTGTTCCTCACGCGTCCGAAGTCCAAGAACGGCTGGCGCATCATCCCGCTGGTCGACCCGCTCGCGTCCATCCTCGAGCAGCACCTCGCTGCGTTCCCGCCGAACGACAACGGCCTGGTGTTCACGGAGCACGGCCGACCGATCGATCCGAACGACCACTCGCGGAACTGGCGCGCCCTGCTCCGGCAGACCGGCATCGACCGCAACGTCCGTCTCCACGACCTCCGACACGGCGCGATCGACCTCCTGACCCTCGCCAACGTCGACGAGGACCTCATCGTCCAGATCGCCGGCCACGCTTCTCGACTGCAGACGAACGCGTACCGCCGCCGGCACGACATCGCACGCATGCGGCTCGGGATGACCAAGTTCTCCGAGCTGTTCAGCCCGCCAGGCGATGGGTCAGCAGGAACACTCGAGCGAGGCGCGTAGAGACGTCGAGCTCGCGCGCGAGCCGCGCGCAGTCCGGCGTCCACTTCATCAACTCAACACACTGGTCCAGGTCGATCAAGTTCTCCGCAGCGAGACGGTCGGCCTGGACTTCGTGCTTCGGCCGAGAGTCGTGATGCCCGAGCAGCGCGTGTGCCACCTCATGGGCCAGCGCGGACCGGTCGTGCACGCGCCGCAGCTTCTCGCGGATCACGATGAGGTTGTGCTCCGGGTACCAGCGTCCGTTCTCGGTCCGGATGGGCCGGTGGATCACCTTGATGCCGAGCGCCTCTGCGTGCTCGTACGGGTCGTACATGTCCCCCCAGGTCGGTGGTTAGTCGAACTGCTCGTCCGTCTCCGCTTCCTCATCGCTGGTCGCGGCGTACTGCTCCTTGTCGAGCTCTTCCAGGGTGAAGTCCTCGACCGGCCGAAGCGGTGTCACATTCTTGCTCCGCACCTCTGACACCAGCGCGTCGAGACCGCCCATGCGGTCGACCGCGCCGGCGACGAGCTTCTCGGGCGTCGTATCGAGCGCCGCAGCGATACGCGCGATCTGCGTGACGTTGATGTCGCGCTCGCCGGAGAGGATCCGGTTCAGCGTTCCGTAGGCGATCCCGGACTGCAAGGCGAGTTCCTTCACGGTGATGCGCCCTCGGTGTCCGGCGCGCTCCGCACGGATCTGGGCCGCCATCGCGAGGTTCATCTCGGACTTCTGTTCCTTCTCCACCCGGCCAGCGTACTAGCCATATGGGGATAAAAAGCCCGTCCTGTGCAAATACGTTGTTGCGCTGCTCCGTTTGGAGTAGTAGTCTCGCCACATGGAGAGAGCACAGGAAGCCGACACCGTCGCGAACCGCATCGCAACCGCGATGCAGGAGCGCGGTGTCGACCTCAGCACTCTCGCGGACGCCGCCGACATCGGCGAGCCCGTGCTGCGTGAACGACTCCAAGGCGAGTCGGACTTCACGTGGCCCGAGCTCGCCACCGTCGGCGGCGTTCTTCGTATCCACCCCGCTCAACTCATGGCAGGTGCCGCATGACCAACACGGACATGCCGACGCGCCCCGGGACGCTCCTGTACTCCGTCAAGGAGCTGGCAAGCGCCACCGGACTCAGCGCACAGGCCATCCGCAACGAGATCAAGGCGCACAAGCTCGTGGCCATCAGCTACGGGACGAAGTACCTGATCGAACCGACCGAGGCAGATGCGTGGATCGCGCGTCTCCGCTCTGAAAGAGCCGCGTAGCCGCCGGCTCTACCTCTTCCGAACAGCGCGCCTCCCGGAGGGCGCTGATCGGCGCGCCCGGAAACGGGCACAGCAGCACCCACATACCCCTCACCGGATGGCAACCAAGCCCCGACTCGGTGACGGAGCAGCACAGCGTGTTCACCCCTGGCATGACGGGGGTGCGGCAGTAGGAGCAGTACGGGCGTCGTGGTGGGCGCGGCCGGCATTCCTGCCGAATCTGCGGACGGATCCCGTAATCGATCGACGTGTCCAGCCACATGCGTGGGGCTGGTCGGTGGTGAACGCAGACAGGTCATGCGGGGGCGGGGAGGGTCAAGCCTCCCCGCCCTGCGACAGCGACGGAGTTGACCCGAACCTCCGCCGTCGCTGCTCCCTGTCCACCGACGCGGAGGAGACCGCATGGACGAGTTCATCCTCACCAAGCACGCGCAGCAGCGTGCCGCCGACATGCACCTCGACGACGAGTTCATCACCGAGCTCCTCACGCACCCCCACGTGAAGCACGTCAACCAGTCCCCGACCCACGGTGACGCCTGGCGCTACTGCCGCGACGAGGTCGCAGCGATCGTCGCGCTCGACGCACCCGTGGTCATCACCTTCCTGCCCGCGACCGAGAGGCGGTGGCAAGCGGAGGACGCCCGTCCTTCCCCTGGCCGCCGCTTCGACGCCGACCGCTGGCACCACAGATAGGAGCTCTCATGCCCGTCGCCAGAACCGCCGACCCGGCAACCAGCCACGCCGCCGCCCGCGCGGCCCACAACCCCAACGAGGTGCAGGCGCGCATCCTCACCATCCTCACCGACCACGCCAGCGGCCCGGACGCCGCCGGCATCAGCGACGAGGGCATCTACGCCCTGTACCGCGCCAAGGCCCGCCGCCTCGGCTGGGTCATCCCCACCGAGCAGTCGATCCGGTCCCGCCGGCACGAGCTCGAGCTCGCCGACAAGGTCTACTTCACCGACGACCACGGCACCACGAAGGCCGGGAACAAGACCCGCCTCTGGAAAGCCGCCACCACGTGAGCGACCCGCAACGCCCCACCCACGCCGCGCTCGCCGCCTTCCTCGTCATCGTCACCGGCGGCCTCGTCGCCATCGCGATCGTCCTCGTCACCCACTCCGGCGTCGTCTGACGCCCTCCCAGAAAGCAGACCCGCATGAGCACCACCGCCCGCAAGGCCCGCAAGCGCCTCCGCCACGACGACCTCTCCCTGCGCGACGCGCTCGTGCGCCGGGGTCTCCCCGCCGACAGCGTCTACGTGCACCCGCCGTTCCAGCACCCCGTCAAGACGGGGACGCCGCTCGAGCTGCGCGCCAAGAACGTCCAGCGCGCCGACGCGAAGCTCACGAAGATGTCACCCGGCATCGTGGCCCGCATCGCGAGCATGGCTGCAAGCTTCGCTTCGAGGTGGGCGAGGTGAGGATCGCGGGGGCGCTCATCTACGCATCGCTCGTCTTCGCCGTGTTCGCGTCGTGCGCCGACAGGGCGACACCGCTGTGGGCAGTTCTCACCTGGGCCGTCGTCGTTCTGTTCGTCGCGTCGCTGATCCGCGTGCACGCCGTCCTGAACGCGCCGAGACGCGATCGGTGAGCGACGACGACAAGCCTGCCGCCGAGCTCGTGCCGCGATCGTGGCGGAACTACCACCGCAGCCGCCGCGCGCACGAGCTCCGCCGCGACATGGCCGCCGTAGACGAGAGCCTCGTCGTCACCGAGTGGTGGAAGGCCGACGAGCGGGACGACGCCTCGTGAGCCGCACCCGCGGCCGCGAGCGTCGCCGCATCCTCGCGCAGCTCGAGCAGCAGCCCGTCCGGTACGTCGAGGAGATGTCGCCGGCGCGGCTGCTGCGCACCACCGACGTCGGCCTCGTCGTCGCATTCCGCACCGCCGGCCACCGTCTCTCGCGGGAGCCGCAGAACCGCACCATCGGAACGCTCATCGGCGTCCGCCCACCCGACACCAGCTCGCCGAACCGCATGCAGCTCGTCGTCCAGCAGGGCGTCGACCAGCAGGTGTTCCCCGTGAACATCGGCGAGCCGGTCACCATCAGGAGACCAGCATGACCAGAGCGATGGGGTCGCACCAGTCGGCCCGCGCCAAGACCACCACCTGGCTCACCCCGCCGGACGTCGTCCGGGCCCTCGGCCCGTTCGACCCCTGCGCCGCGCCATCACCGCGTCCCTGGCCCACCGCCGGTCGCCACATCGAGCTCCCCGAGAACGGCCTCGCCGCCGACTGGTCCGGACACGTCTGGCTGAACCCGCCCTACTCGCACGAGGCCTGGCGGTGGCTAGCCAAGCTCGCCGATCACGGAGACGGCATCGCCCTCGTCTTTGCCCGCACCGAGACCGCCGGGTTCGTCGCCGAGGTCTGGGGCAAGGCAACTGCGTTGCTCTTCCTCCACGGCCGCCTCCACTTCCACCACGCCGACGGCACCCGCGCCGCAGCGAACAGTGGCGCACCCTCCGTCCTCGTGGCCTACGGCGAACCTGCCGCCGCGCGCCTCGAGCAGACGGCGCTCGTCGGTTCGTTCGTTCGGCTGAGGGGTGAGGGGTAATCGTGCCTCGTATCGGATCCCTGTTCAGCGGGTACGGCGGCCTCGACCTCGGTGTGCAGCAAGTGCTCGGCGGCTCGGTCGCGTGGCACGTCGAGTTCGACGAAGCGCCGTCCGCGATTCTCGAGCATCACTGGCCGGGCGTCCCGAACTACGGCGACGTCACCGCGGTCGACTGGACCGCAGTCGAGCCGGTCGACGTGCTGACGGGCGGATTCCCCTGCCAGGACGTGTCCCTCGCCGGTCTGCGCCGGGGGCTCAAGGACGGCACGCGGTCCGGACTGTGGTCCGAGTACGCGCGAGCCATCGACGTGCTCCGTCCTGGACTCGTCGTGATCGAGAACGTGAGAGGACTGCTCAGTGCCGAAGCTGATCGGGCGATGGAATCCAGCCCGTGGGGTGTGGGAGACAGACACGATGGACCTGCTCTCCGAGCACTCGGAGCCGTTCTCGGCGACCTGGCCGACCTCGGGTACGACGCGGAGTGGGGTGGCCTTCGAGCTGCCGACGCCGGCGCTCCCCACGGACGCTACCGGGTCTTCATCGCTGCCCACCCCGCGGGCGAGTCGCGGAGCATCGGGCACAGAGACCATGTACGCGCTGGGAGCGGAACGGTCCGACACGAATCGTCCGCAGGGGGAGGTGCTGCTCCCGACACCGCTGTCGACCTCAGGCGACACCGGAGCGTGGCTGGGCGGCGAGGGTTCCGGCAATCTCCAATCGGCGGTGCTACTCCCCACCCCGACCACGCAGCCGACGACGGGGAACGGGCACGCTCGAGACCTCAGGTCGGAGACGGTGGCGTTACTGCCGACGCCAGCAGCGCACGACTCGGGCAACACCCCGGAGAACCATCTGCGAAAGAAGCCGGGCCGGGCAGTCGTGACATCCCTGCAGGTGCTGGTCGACCACGACCTGATCGCGACTGGGGGCCGTACCGCCCCGCCATCGAACGCTGGGAGCACGTCACAGGACGACTAGCCCCAGCCCCCACGAACCCCGACGGCCGCGACGGCGCACACCGCCTCGCCCCCGAGTTCGTCGAATGGATGATGGGCCTCCCCGCCGGCCACGTCACCTCCGCACCCATCACCCGCGCCCAGCAGCTCAAAGCACTCGGCAACGGCGTCGTCCCACAACAGGCGGCGCTCGCCGTGTCCGTGCTGCTCGAGCGCATCCGACGAGAGGACGCCGCATGATCTGCACCACCGCGCTGCTCGACGGCGGCCCTGCCGACGGCGGCAGAGTCCCGACCGCAGCGACCACCGAGCTTGATGCCCCCGAGGTGCTCGTCACCCACGAGGGCGTCCGCCACCGGTACATCGCCGCGACCGGGCCCGTCGCCGACCGGTGGCGGCAGGACGGCGTCGCTCTCTACAGCTGGGAGGGGCCGCTGTGATCCGACCGAAGACCCCGAAGCCGACCAAGGTGCAGGAGCAGGCGGCGTACGCGATCGCCACAGGCCGCGACGCCGACACCTGCCAGCGATGCCTCCGGGACTGCGGCCCAATCGCTCGCGACCACCGGCAGAACCGGCAGCCGGGGAACACCGTCGCATCGAACCTCGTGCTCCTCGGCCTCGGCTGCCACATCTGGAAGACCGAGCACCCCGCGGAAGCCCTCGAGCAGGGCTGGGCGGTGCCGCGGTGGGCGGACCCCGCGCGGTGGCCGGCGCGGCGGTGGTTCCGCAGCATCAACGGCGTCACGTTCAGCGAGGGATGGGCGCTGTACGACGACATCGGCACCGTCACCGAGATCACTGACCAGGAAGCGAGAGACCTCATGGAAGGAGGCGGCTGATGCCGAGAGACAACCGGCTGTTCATGACGTTCCCGAACAGCTTCTGGCGGCACATGAAGATCCGGCCGCTGTCGGACAACGCGTTCCGGACCTTCGTCGAGATGAACGGCTACTCGCGGGAGGAGAACCTCGACGGCCGTATCCCAGTCGCGTTCGCGCGGTCGCAGTGGCGGAAGAAGTCACTCGACGAGCTGATGCGCAATCACCCCACTCGGCCGACGCTCAGCATTCAGTCGGACGACACCGAGGGAGATGTCTACGTGCTGTGGAACTACGCCGAGCACCAGCAGACAGCCGCCGACATCGCCGCTACTTCCCAGACGAACAGCCGGAACGGCGCGAAGGGCGGCCGGCCCCGCAAGAAGCGAACCGAAAGCGAACCGGTTACCGGTTCGCTTGCGAACGGAAACCAGAGTCAAGAGTCAAGAGTCCAGAGTCCAGAGATAGACCTGACTGACGTAACTGACCTACCTGAGTCAAGTCACCTAGGTGACCGTGCGAGCTCGAGGACTGACCTGTCAGAAGAGGTCGTCAGCGAAGCGAAACGGGCGGGCCTGAACGACCTGGGAGCCGTCCTCGATCTGCTCGAACCGATCACCGGCGAGCTGAACCCACGCCACGGGATCGAGATCGCGCAGATCATCCTCCGCCGCGCGCGCACTCCGGTGCTGCAGCCCACGGCGTACATCGCTCGCGCCTGCGAGAAGCGCGAGGAGATCCGACACATCGCCATCGAGATCCTCGACATCCCGGGGGTCGCGTAGGCACACACCACTGACATCCGAGGAACACCATGACCACCACCGAGAAGCACGTCTGCCCACCCGACCACCGGCACGCCGAGACGGGGAACTGCCACTCGAAGCACGGGTGCCGCTGCGCCGCGTGCCTGGCCCGTCACTCGACGTACCAGCGTGAGCTGCGGAAGCGGAAGGCGTACGGCCGCTACACCCCACCAGCCCGCGTCCCGGCCGAACCCGTCCGCGAGCACCTCGCCGCGCTGAAAGCGTTCGGGATCGCTCCCGACCGCGCCGCCCGGATCGCCGGCGTCGGAGTCATCACCGTCCGCCGGCTTGTCTTCGGCCGCACAGGACGCGGCGCGGACCGGGCGCTCCCCGAACGCCTCGACGCTGACCGGGCACGCCGGCTCCTCGCGGTCCGGGCGGACATCAGCCTCGTCGCCGACGCAGCGCTCGTGTCATCGAGAGGCACGCAGCGACGCATCCAAGCCCTCGCCGTGCAGGGCTGGTCGCAGCTCGAGGTGTCCCGGCGGCTCGGGATGGACAGGTCGAACGCGAACAAGATCCTCGCCGCCGACCACGTCACCGCCCTCACCCACCGCCGCGTCGCCGACCTCTTCGACGTCCTCTGGGACAAGACCCCACCGCAGCACACGGCAGAGCAGTCAGCGTCCGTGCAGCGCATCCGGGAACGAGCCAAGCGCCACGGCTGGCAGCCGGCCCTCGCATGGGACGACATCGACCTCGACGTGGCACCCGCTCGGGTCGAGCGAGCCAACGACGACGTCGACGACTCCGCCATCGAGCTCGCGATCGCCGGTGAGGGAGTCGACCTGACACCCGCGGAGCGACGCATCGCGATCCGCCGCCTCCACGCCGACGGACTCACCGACCCGGAGATCGCCTCCCGCCTCCACTGCTCCGACCGAACCGTCCTCCGGATCCGCCTCCACGAGTTCGGCCTCCCGCACAACGACACCCTCCACAACCCGACCACGGCCAACCAGGCCGCCTGACCCGACAGGAGACACCATCGTGACGACCGAAGTCACCTTCCCGCCCGTGGTGAAGGGCCGCATCCAGTCCGCCAGTGACCTGCCCACCGCCGTGTACGGCACGCAGGCGGGCAAAGTGCGGCTCACCACCACAGTGTTCCGCGAGGAGGAGCAGCAGACACGGCTCGACAACCAGGCAGTCCCCGAGGCGTCATCCGTCGAGCTCACCGTCTGGTACCCGCACTCGTCGACCCGCCCAGTCGAGATCGCCGCCGGCGACCTCCGAGCCGTCGCGAGAGCGCTCAACGAGCACGCCGACGCCATCGAGGCGCAGACCGGAACGGAGATCCTGTGACCGTCGACACCGGCAACCTCCGCAGATGGGCCGACGCCGTCACCGGATGGCACGAGTCCGGCATGACGCTCACCACCATGACCGTCGCCGCGGACCTCGCGGCACTCTCCCGAGCGGCGGCGGACGAGCTCGAGCAGCTGCGCACGGCACTCGTCGCGGTGCCGCACTCGACGCTCTGCGCGTTCATGACCACCGCGTACGAGGAGCCCTGCTCCTGCCCGAAGAGCCTCACCTTGCAGCCCGAGAGCGACGAGAACGCGTGGATCACCCACGAGATGTCCAAGCCGACGCGCGAGCAGATCGCGGATCTGCTGGCCAGGAAGTACGACTGGGGACCTGCCGACGAGGAAGACCACGAGGTCGCCGACGCCGTGCTCGCCCTGATCCAGAACGGAGCCGAACGATGAGCAACTGGATCCAGGCGCGCCCGGCGAACGGGTACCTGCTGCACGCGGTCAAGTCCGGTGCGGCATCTCAGATCAGCAGCCAGGAGCGCAGCAGCACCCGGAGCCGGGCTCTCGTGTACGCCACGGCCGCGTGCGGCGTCCGCGGGACCTCTGGGATGGGCGCGGGTGGCATGTGGCTCGACCTGCCAATGCCGATGCCATTCCGTATCGATCCGGTGTGGGGTGCCCCGCTCGGATCGTGCCAACGATGCGCGCGAATCGTCCAGAAGGAGGCCGACCGTGGCTGAGCCGACCGTGCAGGTGCCGGTGTCGCTGCTCGAGCGCGCCGCAAAGGCCCTACTGGAAGTGCCACCGTCCAGCGTCAACGCGAGCATCTACAGCGATCTGCAGGACGTGCTCGCGCCGCCGACCCCGACCCCCGCGCCGGTGCAGTCCAACGGACATAACGGACTGGCCGTCTTCGCCGACGCGGCACGACGACTCAGCGAGCTCGCGCGGGTCGACCTCGAGCCGATCGTGAAGCACGTCTACCTCGACGGCCGCTTCGGTGACGACGGGGTCTGCCACGCCGTCGTCCGAGACGCCTACCCAAGCCGGTGCTACCGACCCCGGGGCGACACCGTGCACACGAAGGAGACCTGATGCCGAAGCGGATCCAACTCAGTCGCGCGAAGGGCTGGCGGAAGCCGGAGGGCGCGATCGTTGTCGCCCGGCCGTCACGGTGGGGCAACGGCTTCCGAGTCGGCGACGACACGCGGGCTGGTCTGCTCGACATGTCCGACGACGCAACGCGCGTGCCAATCCCGGACCGCGCCACGGCGGTCGAGTTCTACCGTCGGTGGATCTCTTACCGGCTCGACGTGCAGGACCAGGTGCGCCGCTGGCTCAGGGGTCGTGACCTTGTCTGCTGGTGCCCACTCGACCAGCCGTGCCACGCCGACGTCCTGCTGGAACTCGCGAACGGACCCACACCATGACCCCGGCGCTCGCCGTAGCCCTGGACGCCGTCTGCTGCCTCATCGCGGCAGGCGGCGTCTTCGTCGCCCGGGTCGTCACCGACGACGCATGGAGGAACCGATGGCACTGACCCGTGACGAGTGGCGCGAACGGCTGCTCGACCAGGGGATCGACGAGGACACCGCGGACCTGATGTGCCGCGAGTACGCCGACGACGACGAGGAGGACTGATGGCACCGCTCATTAAGAGCGAGAACGGCAGCATCGCGGTCGGTCACGAACCGGGCTCAGTGGTGCTCGTTGTGGGGACGACGAGCGAGATGACACAGCTCGCGATCGAGCCGGCAGAGGCGGCCGAGCTCGCGAAGTTCCTGACCGACGAAGCGCAGAACGCGATCCACGCCGAGCGCGTGGGAAGGAGAACGACATGACCGTGACGAACACCGACGCCCGCATCGCGCGCTTGGTCCTCGACGAGCGGATCCGACAGGACGTGAAGTGGGGCGACCCGAAGGACCTGCCGAACGGCACCGGCCCGGACAGCATCCCGCTCGCTTTCCTGCAGCCGATCCTCGAGGGCGACATCTACTCGTCGGCCGTCGAGATGCAGTCCTGGGCGAAGGAGCACACCGACAACGCCACCCATCTCGGCCGTGTCACCTACGCCGACATCCTCAATGAGGAGTACCTCGAGGCGCACGCTGAGGACGACCCGGAGAAGCTCTTCGACGAGCTGATCCAGGTGGCCGCGGTCGCGCAGAAGTGGTGCCGGGCCCTGATCGAGCACCAGGGGGTGCAGCGATGACCGGGCTCGTGAAGCTCTTCCGACGGGAGCGCACCGTCCACGACATCCGGGGTTCCGGTGAAGAGGTCGAGGTCGAGGGGTCCTGGTTCCGCAGGTCGGACCTGCCGGACGTGCTCGCTCGGTACATGCGGGAGCTCGACGCGGCGAGCCGGCGGGAGAAGGAGCAGGCCGTGCGCCGCGAGGCCATCAGTGCGATCGCTGACCCGGAGACCATCGAGCAGCTCGGCATCGAGGCCGCGAAGTGCGGCCTGACGGTCGAGGAGATCAACCCCGCGGTCGGCGCGTACCACCGGCTCAAGGCGTTGGACCTCGACGGTGCATCGACGCTCGAGCTGCACCGGCTCCTGCGCCCCCGACATGCGTTCGTCGCCGGCACCGGCCCCGACTACACGGTCCAGCAAGCGGCCCCCGAGCCGCGGACGCTGACCTGGACCGGCACCGACACCTCGGCCGACCTGATCCGCGACGCGATCGTGGCGTCCGAGGGGAAGTGCGAGACCCGCACCTACCGCCGACTGATCGACGTGTACGGGTACGAGCTGATGATCGACACCCCCCAGCGGATCATCACCCTCAAGCGAGGTGACGGAGTCGTCCGGCGCGACGACGGCTGGCACCGCGTCATCAGCGACCCCTGATGCTCGAACCCCTCCACCAGCTCGGGGAGCTCTGCGTACCGCAGTGCAAGGAGCTCCCCGAGCTGTGCCCCAACAACACACCATCACCACCACGGCGAGCGCTCCGGCAGCGGAGGGTTCGCCGTCGTCGTTCTCGGACCAGGAGAGACCCATGACCGACATCGCGACCCCGCGCCGCACGAAGCGTCGCTACGCCCACGAGCTCTACCCCGCCGGCGACGAGTGGGAAGTCCGCCCCCTCGCAATCGAGGTGCCCCGCCTGTACGCCCGCGCCATGGGCTTCGAGGTCGACGGCACCGGCTGGTACGGCCTCCTCGGCAGCAGTGCCGAAGGCAGCCGCCAAGCAGGCAACCGAACCCTGCAGCTCGTCGACTCCCGGCACATCGCCTTCCTCGCCGACGCCATGGCGCAGGACCTCGTCGGCGACGAGGCATGGGCATGGGCCGAGGAGCACGCGCGCGACGAGTCCGGCGAGCTCGCGTGGGAACGCGCCGAGCACTACGGCGTGCGACCGCAGCTGATCAAGCCGTACCCGTGCGGCCCCGAGCCGCTGCACCACGACCACTACTCGAACCAGGAAGAACGCTCCGGCGTCGTCACCGTCGTCGACGGCCCCGAGTCCGCATGCCCGGTGTGCACCGAGGAGATCCCGGAGGACGAGACCCCATGACCACCACCCACCAGCCACAGCGCTCGCCGCAGACCTCGAAGGAGCACCCTTGAGCACTGACGTCTCCCACGACACCGACACCACCGACGACGCCGCGATCGACCTGGCGGTCACCGCGTCCTACGCCCGGGCGAAGCTCGTCAACGCCGCGGACCTCGTCGCCCACGTCCGAGGGCAAGTCGCACCGGGCAGCGCGCAGCCGTCCGACGGGCAGCCCCGAGCCTCGAGCGCCGAGGCACCGCTGCCCATCCGCATCGACCCGCTCGAGGCATCCGACCGGGTGTACGCGCACCTGCTGAACTGGGTCCACTACTGGGCACCGGTCCTGCAGATCCAGCCGCCCGTCACCGCCACGTACGCCTGGACGACCGAAGACGGCCCCCAGGGGTTCCGGTCCACCGTCACGCCGCTCGGCGCTTGGGGCCTCACGCAGACGCTCACGACGTGGCTGCTGCTGCACCACGACGCGATCCGCCGGCAGCCGGACGCCGGCGACTACTTCACCGCGGTCGACGACTTCCTCGGTCAGCTGCGGGCCCGGTTCCCGATGCGCGCCCCGAGAGCACGGCCGACGCTGCCTCGACCGTGCCCCGTCTGCGCGACGGAGACCATGACGATCGAGCGCCGCGGTGACCAGGTGTCCGACATCGCCTTGGTCTGCGGCTACTGCGCCTTCGAGGGGGCCGCGAAGGCGCTGCTCAAGGACCGAGGCGTTCGGTCGCTCGTCACCGACATCCGGATCGAGGAAGCACCAGAGCCTGCCGAGTGGTGGACGAAGAAGCAGGCGCTCGACCAGATGCGCCTCACGTCTCAGACCCTGAACCGGTACATCCGCGAGGACGGGCTGACGACGCAGACGACGGACGGGACGGTATACGTCCGCTCCGACGAGCTGCGGGACATCTGGCGAGGGAAGCAGGTGCAGCGCCTGGCCACGAACATGCGGCGGCCGGTCGGCGCGGAGCCAGCGCCCGCGGGGGAGGTGACGGCCTAGAGCCGGCGGGCGGCGCGGCGGGTGACTCCCGCTGCCGTCGCCCGCGCCACGCGGTGCGCAACCTGCGCGTACTCGACGAGGACATCCTCACGGCGCACGAGGCCAAGGAGACGTTGCTGGTACCGGACCCACGACATCGACAGCTCGGTGCGGATCGCGCCCTCCTTGCGGCGATCGTTCCGCGGGTGCGCTTCCTCGAAGTCGAGGATCTGCCGCTCGTCGTTCGTCATGCGGCCATCATCGCCCCAGCCACCGACACGCCGGAGCCGCGTAGTTGTGCGCCTGTTCATTCGTCGGTTAGTGTGTCCGTGACATCGCATGCCCGCCCGGAGAACCGGCGGGCATTTGTCGTATCCGGAGATCACGCCAAGAGCGACCCGGATGCTGAGCGAGGCAGGCAAGCGCCGCCCGCGACAATCAGGCCAGCCCGGATGGGCGACAGGACGCGTCACTGCGTTCGGCCGGACAGTGGCCGGGTCGTCTCCGTCAGCGGACGTCACACTTCCTCGTGCCCGCCGACACGCACCTTGCCCGCACCTGCCGCCGTCCCCGCCCTGTCACGGCGGGGCAGCACCGGCCGCACAGCGACCCACCGCACGCGGCGCGAGCACGAGGAACACACTCCCGCGTCGCACTCGTTCGGGTCGAGGGCGACGCGGGGCTCACCCACCAGGAGCGTCAGCGTGGACGACCCAGACCTCAGCGCACACCGCACCCGATCGAACGTGCCACGCCCGAGACCGACGCCCGAGACCGTCGCCGAGATCAACGAGGCGATGGCCGACGTCATCGAAGACAGGAGCTGACCGTGAACCTCGCCGAGATCCGCGCGCTGCTCAAGCGCGCCGGCATCAGCCGTTCCGAGTCGATCGACCGCGTCGCCGTCAAGTACGACGCCGGCAAGCCCATCGGCATCGACGTCATGCTCACCGCAGGCGGCGTCACGTACATCCCCGTCGAGGAGTAGCGGTGCCGTGGGAGACCAGCGACCGGCGCTTCCGACTCCCGAGGAACTGGCCACAGCTCAAGCGTCAGGTGCGAGCACGCGCCGAGGGACAGTGCGAGGCAGCACCGCACGACCCCCGATGCGACGGCGTCGGCACCGACTGTGACCACGTCATCGAGGGCGACGACCACAGCCTCGACAACCTGCAGTGGTTGTCCGGTCCTTGCCACCGCGCGAAGACCGCCCGCGAGTCAGCAGCTCGCAACCGTCAGCGTGCCGAGCTCCGGCACCGACCGATCGAACCGCACCCCGGAAGGAAGTAGCCCGATGGCTGCACCCCGCAAGACCACCCAGCCCGTCGACACCAACAGCGGCGACACCGAGCCCCAGTCCACTGAGGACCAGGCCCGCCTCGCTGCAGCCGAGCAGCAGCCCGAGCAGACGCCAGCACCAGAGCAGCAGCCCGAGCAGACGACCGACCCGGTCGACCACGCTGCTGCCGCCATCGCCGACGCACGCACCGCACTCACCACCTCGACGACCGAGGATGTGGTGCTCGTCAAGGAGGCGGGCGGACACAAGTCGGGCGACACCATCACCGTCACCCGCGGTGCCGCCGAGTACCTGCGCGAGCAGGGCTACGTCGACAGCGAGGACACCGACGAGGGCTAGCCCCGCGGCGGTGCTCACCGGTACAGTGTGGGGTGCAGGTAGCAGAGCCGGGATCGACCTCTTGAGTCGGCCTCGAGCACTCCTTGCGCCCCACCTGCCGCCGGTCTGAGGCGGGGTGGGGGGTACTCCCCTCGCGGGATCGGAGTCAACCGCCGGATAGCAATTCTCATCCTGCGTGCGCCGCCTCTCTGTTTTTCGCGGTGGAAAAGCCCCGGTCAGAGCCGGAATCGGCCCAAAAGTCGGCCGAAAGTACCGGGGCCGGGCACCTTCACTGCCCCGACTACTTCCGCATGTTTCCGCTAGTTATCCGTTTCATCGGGTAGAATCGGAGCATGACGACGACCGGGTGCGAGGAGTGCGGCGCATCGCTGCGGCTGCTGCGCGCAGGTGCCCGATTCTGTGGGTCTAACTGCCGTCTGCGTGCCCACCGCCGCGCCAAGGCCGCCGGCGACGTGCCGGCCGAGATGAAGGCGCAGCGACGCTTCGTCCGGTTCACCCGCACCAAGCGGCCCATCACCATCGACGGCCGCTCGGCGTCGTCCACGAACGCCGACACGTGGTCCACCCACGCCGCGGCCGCCGCGTCGACGAAGGGTGAGGGCATCGGCTACGTCCTCGGGGCGGGCGTCGGGTGCATCGACCTCGACCACTGCATCGCCGACGGGACCGTCGCCGACTGGGCGCAGGCGATCGTCGCCGACAACCCCGGCACCTACATCGAGGTGTCCCGCTCCGGAGAGGGGCTCCACATCTTCGGCCGACTCGACGAGGGTCCCGGCCGCAACTACCGCGACGGCGGCCGCGCGATCGAGGTCTACTCGACCGGCCGCTACATCGCACTCACGGGCAACCGCCACGGTTCCGCCCCGCTGCGTCTGGCTGCGCTCCGCGTGCCGACGCTGTAACTCGCGCCCCGGTGGCGCACACGCGTCCCCGGAGGGCACCATGACCGCACCCGCCAAGCCAGCCGTGCCCCGCAGTCTCAAGACCGCCGGCCGGAAGCTGTGGAAGGAGACGGTCGCCGTCTACGACCTCCGCCAGGACGAGCTCGAGATCCTCCGCGCAGCCTGCGCCGAGGCCGACCTCATCGTGAAGATGGAGGGCGAGCTCGACGGGCAGCCGATGGTCGTCGCCGGGTCGATGGGGCAGATGGTCACGCATCCGCTGCTGCCCGAGCTGCGCCAGCACCGCGCCACCCAGGCCTCGCTCCTGCGGGCGCTCAAGCTGCCGGACGTCGACGGTGCAGCGGAGAGCGCGCCGAACCAGAACCGCGCCGCCGCCAACTCGCGATGGGCCGTGCCGTATGGCGCGGGCGCGTAACGCGGCGTCCCAGCTGACGACCGAGACGAGCGAGTACCGCGAGATCGAAGCGTGGTACCGCGACATGCTCGACCGCACGCCGCCGCCGGCGGACCTCGACTGGGAGCCGACGAAGATCGGTCCGACCTGGACGTGGACCGACGACGGGTGGGCGCTGCCGGCGGTGACGCTCGGCTGGGAGTTCATGGCCTGGTGTGGGGTGTGGCTCAAGGGCAAGAAGGGCCCGTGGACCTACACCCCGGAGCAGGCACGGTTCCTGCTCTGGTACTTCGCTCTCGACGAGTCTGGCGAGTTCACCTACCACTCCGCGGTCCTGCAGCGCCTCAAGGGGTGGGGCAAGGACCCCGTCGCCGCCACCCTCGGCGTTGGCCACCTCTTCGGTCCGACACTCTTCGACCACTGGGAGGGCGACCGCCCGATCGGCCGCGACAACCCCAACGCGTGGGTGCAGATGGTCGCCGTGTCACTGCAGCAGACGCAGAACACGATGAAGCTGTTCCCGTCGCTGATCAGTCCGGACGCTCGCCGCCGGTACGGGATTCAGGTCGGCCGCCAGAACGTCTGGGGCATGGGCGATACCCGCCAGATCGAGGCCGTGACCTCCTCGGTCATGGCGATCGAGGGCGGCCGCCCATCGCTGATCGTCCGGAACGAGACGCAGAACTGGAACAGCTCCAACGGCGGCCACGCGATGGCCGGCGCGATCGAGGGCAACGCGGCGAAGTCGGAAGTCGGCTCGCCCGCCCGCATGCTCGACATCTGCAACGCGTACCGGCCCGGCGAGGACTCCGTCGGACAGCGTGCCCGCGAGGCGTACGAGCAGACCGTCGGTGAGAACGCCCAGTTCAGCGACTTCGGTGTCCTCTACGACTCCCTCGAGGCACCTCCCGAGGCACCCCTCACCCTCGATGCCGCACCGTCGGTCGTGAAGGCCGTCCGCGGCGACGCGGTCTGGCTCGACGCCGAGGGGCGCATCAAGAAGTCGATCGCGAACCCCGCGAACAGCCCCAGCGAGTCCCGACGGAAGTGGTACAACCAGATCGTCGCGGCCGAGGACGCGTGGACGGAGCCGGCGGAGTTCGACCCGCTCGGCGACCCGGAGGCGGTGCTCGAGCAGGGCGACGAGGTCGTCCTGTTCCTCGACTGCTCGAAGTCCGACGACGCGACCGCCCTGGTCGGCTGCCGGATGTCCGACGGGCACGTCTTCACCGTGGGGATGTGGCAGCGGCCGCCCGGCAAGCGCGGCGACGGCTGGCTCGCGCCCCGCGAGGACGTCGACGCCGCCGTGCAGCACGCGTTCGACCGGTACCGCGTCATCGGGTTCTTCGGCGACCCATCGCACGTCCTCGACGACGAGACGATGGACCGCTACTGGGACCCGCTGTTCGACAAGTGGCACCGCGAGTACCGGCAGGACCTCCGGGTCTGGGCGTCGGGCACGAAGGGCGGCAAGGGGCACTCGGTCATGTTCGACATGTCCGCCCGCGACAACGCCCGCGACTTCGCCTCCGCCGTCGCGTTCACGCTCGAGGAGATCCGCTCCGCATCGTTCACCCACGACGCCGACGCGCGCCTGCGCCGGCACGTCCTCAACGCCCGCCGCTACCCCGTCCAGGGGTACGTGTCGATCGCGAAGGACGGCCGCGAGTCCAAGAACAAGATCGACCTCGCCGTCTGCATGGTCGGTGCCCGCATGGTGCGCCGGCTGATCCTCAACAACCACGCTCAGAAGAGAGGCGGACAGGTATGGTGATGGCCCCCGCCAGCGTCGTCGAGCTCGCGCAGAACACCCTCATCCCGGGTGCGCAGCTCGAGTGGCAGCGCCTCAAGACCCTCGACGACTGGCTCCGCTGGTCGCCTGAGAAGGTGTCGCTGCCGAACCAGGCGAACGCGGAGCACAAGGAGCTCCGTGACATCTCGGAGACACCCTGGCTCTCCCTCGTCGTCACCACCGTCGCCCAGCAGCTCGTCGCCGAGTCCGCACGGTCCACCACCGGCCGGAACCTCGACACCTTCTGGACGCCCTGGCAGAACAACCGCATGCCGTCCCGGCAGCGCGCGATCCACCGCGCAGCCCTCGGTTACGGGTACGCCTACAGCACCGTCATGCCCGGCATCCTCGACGCCGACGACGGCACGCAGCAGGCCGCGGTCATCCGCGGCCGGTCCCCACGGGACATGTACGCGGTGTACCAGGACCCCGTCGAGGACGAATACCCCATGTACTACATCCGCAAGCGCGGGTCGCACTGGGTCGTCGTCGACGAGGAAGCGGTCTACACGCTCGGCCAGGAAAACACCGGGCTCACCTTCATCGACTACCAGGTGCACGGGGTCGGCGTCGCGCCGGCGATCCGGTACTCCAACCAGATCGACCTCGAGGGGCGCACGCCCGGCGAGGTCGAGCCGTTCATCAACCTCGCGAAGCGCATCAACAAGGACAGCTTCGACCGGATGACGGCGCAGCACTACAACTCCTGGAAGGTCCGCACCGCGACCGGCCTCGAGGACCCGAAGACGCCCGAGGAAGCCGCACAGCGGAAGCTGATCCTCCGGCAGAACGACATCCTCACCGGCGGCACCGGGGTCGAGTTCGGCACCCTCGACGAGACCAAGCCCGACGGGCTGATCGCGTCCGAGGAACGCGACATCGCCACCCTCGCCGCGGTCTCGCAGACTCCCACGCACTCCCTCACCGGCGACATGATCAACCTCTCTGCGGACGCCATCACCGAGGCCCGCGCGATGCTCGACATGAAGGCCGGCGAGCGGAAGGTCGGCTTCGGCGACTCCCACGCCCAGACGCTCCGCCTCGCGGCGCACGTCGAGGGCCGGGCCGAGGACGCGGCGGACTTCACCGTCGTCATCGACTGGACCGACTTCCAGTCCCGGTCGATGGCGCAGGCCGCCGACGCCCTCGGCAAGCTCGCTACGCAGCTCGGCATCCCGCCGGAGAAGCTGTGGGACCGCATCCCCGGCGTCACCCCCGACGTCGCAGCGTCGTGGGAACGCTACAAGCGGGAGAACCCGTCCGCTGAGGCGCAGATCGCCGAAGCACTCCGCGGGCAGGGCGGACCGGCCTGATGGCGCTGACGGCGGAAGGGGTCGCGCTCACCGAGGCGAACCGACGCCGTCAGCTCGCCATCGCAGCGCGCGCCGCGTCCGTCGGGCTCGTGCTGTGGAACGACCTCGACGCGCGGAACCTCGACGGCTCCGGCACCCGGTGGCTCGCCGAGAACGTCGCCCTGGCGAACCAGTACCAGGCGCAGTCCTCGGCGACGACCGCGGCGTACCTCGACCGGTATCGCGCCGCCGAGGGTGTCGCGGACGCCGGACCGGTGATCACGCCGACGTTCGACGCGTCCCTGACCGCGCAGATCCTCCTCGTCGCTGGACCGATCCGGGTGAAGAACCTGGTTGGGTCCGGCATGAGCGGGTCCGCCGCCCTCGCCCGCGCGAAGAACGGCTTCGCCGGCATGCTGCGCCGGCAGGTGCTCATGGGCGGCCGCGAGACCATCGACCTGACCACCGGGCAGGACCAGCAGGCGATCGGCTGGCGACGCGTCTCCGACGGTGACCCCTGCACGTTCTGCGCGATGCTCTGCTCCCGCGGCCCCGTCTACCGCTCCGCGGGCACCGCGGCCGGATCTGTCGAGCGCGACAGCCGCGGCGGTGGGCGCGGCATGCACTTCCACGCGCATTGCGGCTGCACCTCCGAGATCGTCTACGGCTCCTGGCAGCCGAACGAGCAGGAGCAGGGCTTCATCGACGCGTACGACCGCGCCGCCCGGCAGGCCAACGCCGCCGGCGAAGCGCGAACCCAGGACACCGTCCTCTACCGGATGCGGGCGAACGGCGACTTCCGCGACTCACCCGCGATCCGCAACCAGACCACCAAGCCCTGACAGGGGCTCGGCACCGCTGCCCTGGTGGCAGCCCGACCGCCCCAGGAGGGCACATGAAGAGCACCACCGGCACGAACTACGCACCCTGCACCGACGACGGCATCGCCCGCATCGGCCTCTCCCCGTTTCAGCTGCGCGGCATCCGCCTGCTCGACGGTGACGACGGCGCGAACCCGGGCGGCGACGACAAGGGCGGCGACGGCGACGGCGACAAGTCGGACAAGGACGGGTCCCAGGAGGACGCCGACCAGGACGCCGACAAGGACGAGCCGGGCGACAAGTTCGACTCCGACAAGGCGCTCGGGAAGATCCGCAAGCTCAACTCGGAGAACAAGAACCTCCGCGAGCGCGCGACGAAGGCCGAGCAGGACGCCGAGGCCAACAAGGGCAGTAGCGAGAAGGTCACGGCCCTGGAGGCCGAGAACCTCAAGCTCCGCATCGCCGTGAAGCACGGCCTGCCCGAGAACCTCGTCAAGCGTCTCACCGGCACCACCGAGGAAGAGCTCCTGCAGGACGCCGAGGAGCTGCTCGAGATGCTCGGCACCAAGGGCGGCGGCAAGCCGCCGTCGGGCCAGCCGCGCGAGAACCTCCGCGGCGGCGGCAACGCCGACGTCGAGGCCGACCCGACCGCGGACCTCGACAAGTTCGCCGCGGACGCCTTCCGCCGGTAACAGCGCCCCCGACCACGGCGGCGTATCCACCTCCACCAGAAAGGGGCCATCGTGGTCCACCAGCTGTACACCCCGGAGCAGGCCGCGCGTGCGACGCTCGCCTCCCTGCGCTACCTCACCCTCCTGCCGCGCACGGTCCGCCAGGACTTCTCGCAGGACTTCGTCGCGGGCGTCGGCCAGACGGTCAACGTCCTCGGTCCCGTGTCCGCCGGCAAGGCGAAGGTCTACACCAAGGCCAACCGCACCGCGCGCGACGCCATCCAGTTCAACGACCTCACCCAGCAGTGGGTGCCGGTGACCCTCGAGAACCAGGTCTACAACGCCGTCCGGCTCCCGGACGACTTCGCGACCTTCACCCTCAAGGACCTCACCCAGCAGGTCCTGATCCCGCAGGCCGAGTCCGTCGTCGACGAGCTCGCGTCGCCGCTCGTCGCGGAGATGGTCGCCATCGCCACCGACGAGTCGATCCCCGAGATCGGCGTCACCGCGGACGGGAAGTCGAACTTCCGCACCGCGCTGATCAAGGCCCGGCAGGTCCTCAACGACCGGAAGGTGCCGGCCGCCAACCGCACCTTCGCCGTCGGCCCGGGCATGGAGGCCGCCGCGCTGCAGGACGAGCTCCTGCAGAAGGCCAACGAGTCCGGCACCACGGAGACCCTCCGCAACGCCACCATCGGGCAGCTGTTCGGCTTCACCATCGTCGCCGACCCGACCCTGCCCGACGACTTCGGCGTCGGCTACCACAAGGACGCGTTCGCCCACGTGACGCGCCCGTCGCGGCAGCCCGACGGTGCGGCCAAGTCCGCCACCGTCGCGCAGGACGGCTACGCGCTGCGCTGGATCCAGCACTACAACCCGCTGCAGCTCGAGGACCAGTCGGTCGTGGACACGTTCTACGGTGCCAAGACCCTCGACGCCAAGCGGGCCGTCTCCGCGAAGCTGGCCGCGTAGTGGGGGCCCCGGCGACTCTCGCCGGGGTCTCCGACCTCGGCGACTGGCTCAACGAGACGATCGCCGAGGGAACCGCTGACGCCAAGCGCGCCGCGCTGTGCCTCCGACTCGCGTCCGCCCTGGTCCGCAACGAGACCGGGCGGACGTGGGTCAAGGAGGACGACACCCTCGTCGACGACCTCCCCGATGAGGTGCAGCTGGTCACGCTCTACTGCGCCGGCCGCGTGTACGACAACCGGGAAGCGCAGACCACCGGCGGCGTCGACGACGCCACCGAGGGCTGGAAGGTCGACGAGTCCGGCGCGTACCTCACCGCGTCGGAGCGCCGCATGCTCGCCAACCACCGAGCGGGGAAGAGCTTCGGCGGGCTCGGCACCGTCAGCACCACCCGCCGGCCCGACCGCGCACCCACCAACGGGGTGCCCACGCCCACCCCCGGCGTCGAGATCCCCTGGTACTGAACGGAGCCCGCTGTGCGCACGACACGGATGACCAAGCGCGGCCGCCGCATGGCGGAAGCACGCATGCGATCCACGTGCCGCGTACAGCGGGCCTCCGGCACCCCCGTCAAGGGCGAAGACGGGGAACTGCACACCCCGACGATCACCATCTACGAGGGACCTTGCCGGCTCCGCAGCAACTCCGTCGTCACCAGCGACATCGACGCCGCCGGACAGCTCCTCACCGGCCAGGCAGCGGTCCTCTCGTTCCCGGTCGCCACCTCCACTGGGATCAAGGTCAACGACCTGGCCACGTTCATCGCCTCACCGGACCCCGCGGACGACCTCGACCCGGGCCTGCTCGGGAAGACAGTCCGCATCACGGGCCTGCACTTCGACACCGACGCCACCGCCCGCCGCCTCCCCGTACTGCTGGTGACCTGATGGCCGACGGGTTCACGATCGACGACAGCGCCATCCACGACCTCGCCGCCGCCCTCGGCGAAGTCGCCTCCTCCGCCGGCCCCTACGTCGCCGACGCCGTCGAGACCACCGCGATCGACGTCCGCGACGACTGGCGAGAACGCGCGAGCGGCATCAAGGGCATGCCCTACTACCCGAGCTCGATCGGCTACGACTTCACCGCGTTCCAGGGCTTCGGCGCGTCCGTGCTCAGCTGCGAGATCGGCCCCGACAAGAACAAGCGGCAGGGCCCGCTCGGCAACATCGTCGAGTACGGCTCCCCGACCTTCGCCGCCCGCCACTACGGCGACGACGCACTCGAGGCGCACTCGGACCAGTTCGAGGACCTGCTGGTCCAAGCGCTCGAGAAGGCCGAGCGCGCCCTGACCTTCGGCGGCATCACCCGCTCCGTGCTCGCCGGGAGGAACACGATCCTATGAGCCGCTCCGCACACGTCACCGCGGTCCTCGACCGGCTCCGTGAGCATCCCGACCTGACCCCGCGCGTGTTCCAGGGCAACGCCACCCGCACCGAGGCCGGGACGCCCCGCACCCGCTACGTCACCGCCTGGGTCGGCACGCCCCGCCGGACGGAGGCGCGCTACGGCGGCCGGGTCGACCTCGAGCGGTACCGGTTCACCCTCCACGCCACCTCGATCGACCCCGCCGATGCTGGTGACCTCGACGACGCGATCACCGCGCAGCTGCTCGGCTGGACGCCGACGATCGCAGGCCGCACGTGTCGGCCGATGCGGACCGACGACGAGTCCGCCGAGATGCAGTACGACGCCGACCTCGACCCGCCGCTGTACTGGATCGCCTCCACCTGGGAACTGGTCACCGAACCCGAAGCCTCCGCCTGACGCGGGGGCTTTTTCCATGCCACCCGCGTCGCGGGTCATGCCGCCGGGCAACCGGCATCCCCTCACAGAGCAAGGAGCTCGAATGGTCAACGCAACCGACCCCCGCCCGGCGTCCACCGCATCCGACGGCCGCCACAAGATCGCCTTCGTCCCGTGGGGCGTGGACGTGAACCCGCTGTCGATCGCCGTCCTGAACGCCGACACCACGCAGAACATGACGTACTCGTTCACCCCGGACGGCTTCGACCACGGCACCACGCAGGCGACCGTCGAGGACAAGCGCTACACGCTCCCGCAGGACCTGTCGCGTCCCGGCAAGGAGACCGACACCCTCACGAACAAGTACGTCGACACCACGGACGCCAACTCCGCGGCCGTGCTCCTGCCGAAGGACACCGCCGGCTGGTTCGTCCGACGGAAGGGCATCGCGAACGAGCTGCCGTGGGCGAAGGACCAGATCGTCACGGTCATCCCGTTCATCGCCGGCACCCAGCGGGAGGCCGCCCCGTCCGAGAACGGCGTCGACCTCATCGAGCAGACGCAGTTCATCAACGACACGGTCCAGCGCCGCGTCAAGACGGTCGCGTAGTCCGACCACACCCAACTCCTGACCGGGGCGTCTCCGCCGTCGCCCCGGTCAGGTCACACCACCTCGGCGGAAGAAAACGGCGGATACAGACATGGGCTTCTCCGAAGACCTCGCAGCAGGCAAGACCAAGACCGCGGACCACGAGGACGTCGACGTCCTGATCAACGGCACCGCGCACACGCTCCGCTTCCACCAAGCGAACGGCATGGCCTGGGCGGAAGCCGTCGACCGCGCCCCGCTCCGCATGGACGTGGGACTCGACCGCGTCTACGGCTACAACCTCCGAGCCGCGGTGCAGTACATCGCCCCCAGCACTGGACATCTCCTCATCGACGGCGAGGAGCATGAGCTCCGCGTCGACCCGCTGACGGCGGACCTGACGGACGAGGAACGCGAAGCGCGCGTCGACGAGTGGTCCGACCTCTTCGAACAGCTCTCGGGCTACGACGCGCAGCGCGTCACCGACGCCGTCTGGGGGCTCAACGAGCGCCGACCCCAGCTCGCGATCGAGGCCGCAAAAAAAGCGCGCAGCGGCTCGAGCAAGAGCTCGACGTCGCAGTCCGGCTCGGCATCGCGCCCCGCCGCCTCTGGGGCTGGGAACCGCGCCGCACGACGACGTACCGCTTCGACGAAGAAGGCCGGCGCGTAAGCGAGACCACCGAGCTCGAGCCGGAATGGGACGAGGAGCAGCTCGCCCTGGTGGTGCAACACCTCCGCGCTCAGTCCGACCGCGGCCCGCACGGACAGCCGATGTCCGAAGCCACCGACCCGCAGGCGAACCCGTCGGTTGACGGCGGCTGGCACTACGAGGCCTCGGAGAACGGCGTCATGGACTTCGCGCAGCTCGAGATCGAGCGAGCGCGGAACGCCTACTTCGAGAAGTACGGCAAGCGCCTGAGCGAGGCAGAGAAGGCCGCGAAGAACTGGACCGTCCGGAAGGTCCTCGACGACTGACAACTGAACAAGGGAGCGTCCTGTGGCGAACCGTACCGTCAAGACGTCCCTCGTCGCCGAGGTGTCCGGCTACATCAGCGGCTTCGAAGCGGCCGCGCGCAAGACGCGAGAGCTCGGCACCGAGACCGAGAAGCTCGCGCAGAAGCGCGAGGCGCTGTCCACCCTCGCCACCGGCATCGGCACCGTCGGCACGGTCGCCGCCGCCGCCTTCGGGCTCGCAGTGGCGAAGAGCGCCCAGTTCGAAGCGCAGATGTCGAAGGTCCGCGCCGCGACCGGTGCCGGCGCGATCGATATGGGCAAGTTCCGCGAGCAGGCCCTCGACGCCGGGGCCGCTTTCGGGTACACCGCCAGCCAGGTCACCGAAGCGCAGATCGAGCTGGGCAAGGCGGGCCTGGCCACCCGCGACATCCTCGGCGGCGGCCTCACCGGTGTTCTGGCGCTCGCGGCGTCCGACAACGTCGAGCTCGGCAAGGCCACGCAGATCGCGTCGGTCGCGATGAAGCAGTTCAACCTGACCGGTGCCGATGTCCCGCACATCGCGGACCTCCTCGCTGCCGGCGCGGGCAAGGCGCTCGGTGGCGTCGAGCAGCTCGGTGACGCCCTCAACCAGTCTGGCCTGGTCGCGTCGAACTTCGGGTTCAGCCTTGAGGAGACCACCGGTGTCCTGTCGTCCTTCGCCGACGCGGGCCTCCTCGGATCCGACGCCGGTACCTCGCTCAAGAGCATGCTGCAGGCGCTGGCGAACCCCTCGAAGCAGTCCGCGCAGCTGATGGAGTCCCTGGGCATCAACGTCAAGGACGCGAACGGCCAGTTCCTCAGCGCGACCGACCTCGCCCAGCACCTCCGGGACAAGCTCTCCGTCCTCACCGACGCGCAGCGTCAGCAGGCACTCGCGCAGATCTTCGGCTCCGACGCCGTGCGCGCTGCCACCGTCCTCTACAAGGAAGCCGGCGACGGCATCCAGAAGTACATCGACCAGAACAACGACGCCGGCTACGCCGTCGAGCAGGCCCGGATCAAGAACGACAACCTCGTCGGTGACCTCAAGAAGCTGCAGTCGGCCTTCGAGGGCGCGCTGATCAGGACCGGCTCCTCGGCAGACGGGCCCCTCCGCACCCTCGTCCAGACAGCTGACGACCTGGTCACGGCGTTCAACAACGCCCCGCCGTCGATGCAGGCCACCAGCCTCGGCATCCTCGGCCTCGTCGCTGCCGTCGGCCTCGGCGGGGCCGCCTTCCTCAGTGTCGTGCCGAAGATCGCAGCGACCAAGGTCGCACTGCAGACCCTCGGCGTGACCGCGACCTCCGTGCGAACCCGGCTTGGCTCCGTCGTGAGCTTCCTCGGCGGACCGTGGGGTATCGCAGCCCTGCTCGCAACCGCCGCGATCGTCACCTTCAACCAGGCCGTCAACGCCGGGAAGTCCTCGCAGGAGCAGCTGGTCAACAGCCTCGAGACGTCGCGCAACGCGATGGGGTCACTCACCCTCGCCGCCCAGCAGAGCAGCGCCTCGAAGAACCTCCTCGGCGACTACAAGGAGGAGCTCAAGGATCTCTCCGGCCTTCTCTCCAAGGCAGATGCCGGCGGCACCGGCGTCATGTCGAACAACTGGCTGCACCTGACGTTCAGGCAGCAGGGTGCGGTCGACTCCATCAAGAACCTCGGAGACGCCTACGCCACGGTCGCGAACACGAACCTGCCCCAGGCGCAGAAGCAGTTCACCGCGCTCGCCAACGCGCAGAAGCTGACCGTCCCCGAGCAGAACAAGCTCCTCAGCCTCATGCCGGGCTACAAGAACGAGCTGACCACCCAGGCGACGCAGCTCGGACTGACAGCCGACAAGCAGACGCTGCTCGCGCTCGCCACGGGCAACTACACCCCGAAGGTCGAGGCGGCCATCGCCGCCTCGCAGAACAGCGCGACCGCGTCGGGTGAGGCGTCCACGGGTCTCGACGGCGTTGCGACGTCCGCCGAGGACGCTGCGGAGGCGGTCGACCGCATCGCGAAGGCACTCGCCGGGCTGACCGCTCCGACGCTGGACGCCCGTGAGGCGCAGCGGCAGTTCGAGGCGGCCATCGACAACGTGACCGACACGATCCAGCAGAACAAGGAAGCGTACAAGACCGCCGGAACCAGCCTCGACATCGCGACGGAAGAGGGTCGGAAGAACCAAGCCGCCCTCGACGGCATCGCCGCGTCCGCGCAGGACGTCGCCAGCAAGCTCTACACCCAGACCGGCTCGCAGGAGCAGGCCACGGCCGCGATGCAGACCGGCCGGTCTGAGCTGATCAAGGCGCTCGGCCAGTACGGCATCACGGGCAAGGCGGCTGAGGACTACGCCAACAAGATCATCGGCACGCCGACCGAGTGGGCAAGCACGTTCACCAACAACGCCCCGCAGGCCGCGGCGCAGGTGGACGACCTCAAGAACAAGATCTTGTCCATCCCCGTCGGCAAGTCCATCGAGATCACGGCGCAGACCGCCGCCGCGCAGGGACAGCTCGACTCGTTCATCCGCCGCAACGACGGACGCGTCATCTCCGTCCGCCAGGTCCTCGTGCAGCAGGCGGTGAACGCCGGAGCAGCGCCCGGATCCGCGAAGGCGGCGTACAACCGCAACGGCTCGGTGATGGACTTCTACGCCGACGGCGGCGTGGCGAGCGAGAACCACGTCGCGCAGATCGCGCCCGCGGGCGCGTGGCGGGTGTGGGCTGAGCCCGAGACCGGTGGCGAGGCGTACATCCCGTTCGCGCCGTCGAAGCGGACCCGATCCCTGGCGATCTGGGAGGAGACCGGTCGCCGGCTGCAGGCGTTCGCTGACGGCGGTCTCCGTGGCGCACGGCAGACCTACGTGCCGACGCCGCCGCAGATCGTCTACGCCCAGGCGGCGCAGTCCGCCAGCGGGTCCGTCCCGCCGGCGTTCGCGCCGACGTTCGTCTCGTCCGGGAACCAGCGGCAGGACTTCGACGACGCCTGGTTCCAGTACGTCACCAAGATGCAGGGAGGTCGCTGATGCCGGGACCGTGGCGGCTCGTCTACCCGGGCCAGGACGTGACCTTCACGGACGAGTCCGGGATCTACCTCCGGAAGCCGCCGGAGGTCGCGGACTACGACATCTCGACCGATGACGCGGACAACTCGCGCGCGGACGCCTCGCAGGCTGGGCAGGACTTCCACGGCGGCCGCACGATCGGGCTGACGTTCGGCGTCCTGGGTCGCACGGAGGCGGAGATGCGGTCCCGCGCCTCGAAGCTCGCGATGCTGTGGGACGCCGCCGCGGTCCGCACCCGTCCCGGCGAGCTCGCGGAACTGATCTCCGACGGGGGCCGGTCGGCGTTCGGCCGGCCCCGCAAGATCGCCCCGTCGGATGTGTTCCCCGAGGCGAACATGCAGACCGTCGAGGCGCAGTTCCGGCAGTTCGACAAGCTCTGGTACGGCCCCGAGGACTCCCTCGAGGTGTCCCTGGCGCTGACGCAGTCCGGCGGCTTCGTGTTCCCGCTCAAGTTCCCGATGGTCACCCGCGGGAGCACGACGGCGCAGAACACGTTCGTCGTCGACGGCGATCAGCCGACATGGCCGGTCATCACCATCCGTGGGCCGATCCTCGACCCGACGGTCGAGGTCGCCGGCCTGTTCCGTTTCACCGCAGCGAGCTCCCTCCGCGCCGACGAGTGGATCACGATCGACACCCGCCCGGGGCGACGGGCCGTCACTCGCAACGGCGACCGCATCGGTTCGCTCACGCGCACCTCGTCGCTGCTGACCGCCGCGGCGCTGCCTCCCGGCCCCCACACCCTCACCCTCACCGGATCGTCTGCGTCCGGTGTTCCCACGGCGCAGATCGCATGGCGCGCCGCCTACTCGACCCCCTGAAAGGGAGTGAGCTCCGATGGCTCTTGACGGTGTCCCCTGGGTGATCGGCGGCGACGCCGAGCACGGCCCCGACGTCGCCCGACAGCTGCTCTACCTCGCCACCGGCGGCAAGCAGGGCGTCGGTGGCCCCGGCGACCTCAAGGTCACCGCGCTCGACGTGCCCGGTGCCGGCGTGCAGGTCGCAGGCGGCGGCGGCACGATCCTCAACCGGATCGCGTCGCAGCAGTCCTACGGCGTGCGGAACCCGGTCGCCGACGTCGACTCGGTGCAGGTCGACGCGACCGGGTCCGGAGCGGGTCGCGCCGACCTGGTCATCTGCCGCGTCGACAACCCCTACATCGACGGCAACGCACAGGCCCCCGCCGACCCGGTCCACGGACCGTACGACAGCTTCGACATCATCCCGAACGTCCCGGCCGGCACCCGCAGTCTGCAGGAGCTCGATCAGTACAAGGGGCTGTCCGCGATCGAGCTCGCACGCATCGACATCCCGAAGTCGACCGGCACCGTCACGAACGCGATGATCACCGACCTCCGGCAGATCACCATGCCGAAGAACGTCTCCGAGCGGTACCCGGGTGCGCTGACCGACTACTACGTCACGATGGCGAAGGGCCAGTGGAAGCCGTTCCCGGAGAACCCGATCACGGGCATCTTCGTGCCCGACTGGGCGACGCACGCGATCATCACCATGCGCACGGCCATGAAGTACATCTCCGGCAACGCGTACGGGAACTTCCGTGCGTTCATCGGGCCCGCCGGCGCGCAGGCCACGGCGAACCTGTTCGCGACCGAGCAGATCGACGTCACCACCGCCGGCGGCCAATACCGGCAGCCGTTCGAAGCGCCCTCGAGCAGCGCGTTCCCGATCCCGAAGTCGATGCGCGGCACGACCGTGCAGCTCACCGGCCTCGTCACCCCGGCGTCCGACGCCAGCGACCAGGCTCGCATCGGGACCGCCGCCGGTGACTACTACTACGCCGACGTCACCTTCGTCGAGCGCATCAGCTGACAGGAGCGCACGTGACCGAGCGGTTCATCATCCAACGTGCCGCGACCGGCCGGGTGCTCTCCTACGACTTCGGCGGCGTCGACCGTGGCGGGCTCGCCCGCAAGCTCTCCGCGGTCGGCACCATGCCGCTGTCCGTCCCGAGCGGGCAGGTCCTCCTCACCGCCGAGGACGGGCAGCCGCTGTTCCAGGAGTGGGGCACGCTCGTCACCCTCGACGATGACGGGCAGATCCGTTTCCGCGGGATCGTCACCGACATCAGCTACGACGGGGCCACCTGCCAGATCACCGTCTCGTCGATCCCGACGTACGCCGCGCAGGCGTACTACCAGGGCGACGCCTACTACGGAGCGCAGGTCGACCCGGCGGATCTCGTCCGGAAGTTCTACGCGCACCTGCAGTCGTTCCCTGACTCCAACCTCGGCGTCACCGTCGTCGGCACCACGAAGGCCCGCGTGGGGTCCTTCTCGACGCAGAAGCGCATCGAGGCGACCGCCGCGTACGACGCTGCGGTGTCGACGTACAAGGCGCAGAACAAGGAGCTGCAGCGGCTCCGGAAGATCGTCGCCGAAACGCGCAAGGTCGCCACCACCCGTCGCGCCACCCGCGCGGCGGCGTCGAAGGGCGTGACCGCGGCGAAGACGGCGCTGACCGCGGCGAAGAAGACGAAGGACCCGGCGAAGATCGCCGCCGCGCAGAACGCTCTCAACGCTGCGCAGGGTGTCCTCGACCAGGCCACGCTGAGCCTGAACAGCGCGAACAACATCATCAAGGCGCAGAACAACGATGTCACCGTGCAGGCCCGCGTCGTGGCGTCCGCGAAGGCCGTCAAGGACAAGGCCAACGACGCCAAGAACGCCGCGACACAGGCCGAGAACGAGGACGGCGGCGCGTACGCGCTCGAGCCGTGGGATGCGCCGGAGATCGCCCGCCTGATCGACGACCTCGCGACGTCGACTCCGTTCGACTGGGTCGAGGAGCACTACTGGGACGGCGACCTGCCGAAGACGCGGATCCGGGTCGCGTACCCGCGCGCTGGCCGCCGCCTGTCCAGGGAGGGCGACCCTTCGTTCCAGCAGGGCGTCAACATCCTCGTGCAGCTCGCGCCGGGCACCGACGGCAGCGAGTTCGCGAACAGCGTCTACGGCATCGGCGCGGGCGAGGGTGCCGGCGCGATCCGCCGCACCATCACCAAGCGCGACGGCCGCCTCCGTCGCACGGCGAAGTACAGCGCGAAGGACATCCGGACGAAGCAGGAGATGGACAAGCGGCTACAGGCCGAGCTCCTCACCCGGCAGGAGACCCTCGCCGTCGACCGGATCATGGTCGCCGATCACGTCAACAGCCCCCGGGGCTCGTACGGGCTCGGCGACGACATCCTCGTGCAGGGCGAGGTGCCGCACTACGGCCGCTTCGAGATGTGGCACCGCATCGTCGGCATCACCGAGAACCAGGACGGCTCCACCGAGCTCGACCTCGAGCGCACGGACACCTTCACCTACGGATCGGGGATCGACGAATGAGCGGACTCGAGAAGCTGATCGACAAGCAGATCGACGTGCAGCGCCGCGTCGACCGGCTCGAGTCCACCGCCCAGCTCGGCAACAGCACCATCAGCGGCGAGGCAGCACTCGCCGTGCAGGCCGTCGTCGAGGAAGCCGCCGTCACCAACGACGCCATGCCGATCGTGCAGGACGACGCCGCCGACAGCAACGACGGCGTCGTCGACCTGCAGGACAGCCTCTCGACGTTCGACGACGACCTCGACGCCCAGCTTGAGGACGCTCGTGCCCAGCTCGACGACGCACGCACGGACCTCGAGCTCTCCCAGCAGGACATCGAAGCCGCCTTCGGCCAGACCGTCGACGGGCTCTCGGACAAGGTCACCACGGCCATCGAAGCCGCCGGCGACGCGAAGACCGAAGCGGAGGCTGCCTCCGACGCGGCCCTCGCGGCAGCGGGACTCGCGGCGTCGAAGGGCAAGACGATCGTGCAGGTGTCCGCGCCGACGGGTGCGAACGCGGACCCGGCGAACCTGTGGATCAACATCAGCACCGACAGCAACGGGGTGCCGAAGAACCAGCCGAACCGGTACAACCCGGACACGGCGAAGTGGGAGCCGGTCACCGACGCGCAGGCCGTCGCCGCGGCCCAGGCGGCAGCGAACGCGGCGGCCGCGGCGCAGGCGGCGAAGGACGTCGCCGACCAGGCCAACGCTGCTGCCGGGGTCGCGAAGACCGCCGCCGACAACGCCAACACCGCGGCGCTGCAGGCCGCCGGCATCGCCAACGGCAAGGGCAAGGTCATCTACCAGGCGTCCAAGCCGACCGGCGCGAACGCCGCGGCAGGGAACCTCTGGATCCGGACCAGCGACAACACCCCCTGGGCGTACGACGCGAGCATCCCCGACTGGGTGCAGGTCACCGACCAGACCGCGAAGGACGCCGCCGCGGCCGCCGTGCTGGCGCAGCAGGCAGCCACCGCCGCGTCGAACGCGGCTGCTGCTGCTCAGGCGACCGCGGACGGCAAGCCGCTGATCCTGTTCTCGACGACGTCGGCCCCGTCCGGCACCGCGCCGACCGGGTCGATCTGGTTCCTGTGGGACAGCGCGAAGAACATCGCCGGGCAGTGGCTGCAGTCGGGAACCCTCGCGAACCCGGTGTGGACGCCGCAGCAGATCCGCTCCGAGGTGATCGCGAACCTCGACGTCGGCAAGCTCACCGCCGGCTCCGCAGCGATCGCCGACCTCGTCGCGCAGAAGATCGCAGCGTCGACGGCGAACTTCCAGACCGTGAACGTGTCGAACCTCTTCGTCACGTCCGGCGCGACCCTCACGCAGGCGGTCATCGACTTCCTGTTCACCAACGTCGTGCAGGCCAAGAAGATCACCGCCGGCATGATCGACGTGTCGACCCTCAACGGTGTCACGATCACCGGCGCGATCCTGCAGACGTCCGCGAGCGGGAAGCGCGTCGTCCTCGCGAACAACGTCCTCACGTTCTGGGGCCTGAACGGCACGAACGCGGTCCCGGCCGGCGTCCTCGAGGGCGTGCCGAACGGTGCCGACCGCGGCATGATCCAGATCCGCTCGTCCACCGACGGCACGGTGAGCATGCTCTTCGGGAACGTCGCGCTCCCGGTGTCCGGCTCCGTCAACGCCTACGGCGACACCGCGTGGATCCAGGACATGTACGTCACCCGGCTCTGGGACTCCGGCACCGGGCTGCTCATCGGCGGGGCCGGCGCGGGCCCGACGACGATCCCCGTCGCCAACGGGTACGTCGGCAGCGGAGCGACAGCGGTCAAGAGCGGGAACCTCGCGTCGCTGCAGGGACAGATCGCCACCTCGAACAACGCCGCCCTCCCGTCGAGCGCGGCGAACATCGGGACGATGCCGGCACCTTTCCAGCCGACGCAGCCGCAGATCTTCCTCGTGGCCGGAGCTGGCGGCGCGGTCATCCGCGTGCAGATCGCCACGAACGGCGTCATCAGCTACGCGATGATCCTCGGCTCCTCGTCCTACCTCCGCCTCGACGCGATCTCCTACCGCCTCTCCTGACCAGAAGGACCCACATGGCACCCGAAGACGAGATGCTCCTCGACACCTCCGACGCCGGGGACCCCATCCCCGACGAGCCGATCGTCGAGCCGCCGACGTACCCGGACACCACCGTCGGGTCCCTCATGCGCGACCGTGACACCGCCCGCCGCAACGCGCAGGCCGCACGCGACCAGGTCGCGCAGTACCAGCGCATCGCAGCCGAGGGCGACGCGCGCGCGGACGCCCTGCAGGTCGCGATCAACGCGCTCGGCGGCGAACCCGCCGCGTAGCCCCGCACCATCCGCTCGGCCGTCCCGTTCGGGGCGGCCTTCTTCATGAGGAGGCCCGCATGGGCAAGTTCAGCGTGGGGCCGTCGTCGTACGGCGACCTCCGCGGCGTCGAGCAGTTCGTCGCCACCGCCCGCATCGCCCTGCAGGTGCTGTCCGTCATCGCGGACTTCAACGCCTGGCAGAAGGACCGCGGTGCGACCGGGGCACTGTCCGTCAACGAGGGCATGCGCTCGAGGGCCCGGCAGTCCTACCTCTGGGCGGTCCGGTTCATCCTCGCGATCGTCGTCGCGCCGCCGTTCACGTCGCGCCACGACGAGGTGCGGCACGGCAACGCGATCGACTTCGGCATCACCATGCCAGACGGCACGAACCGTGCGCTCACCGCGACCGAGTTCGCGAAGCTCCACGCCCTCGTCGAGGCCCGTGGCGGCACGTGGACAGGCGCGAACTTCGGCGAGCCCTGGCACCACGAGATGGCCACCCGCACCGAGCAGCTCGCCCCGTACCCGGACGCCGCCGACCGCGTCGCCGGCACCGCACCCACCAGCACCACCAACACCCTGATCACGATCGCGGAGACAGAGGACATGATCCGACTGCTGCAAGACCCGACCACGAAGAACTACTACCTCGAGAACATGCTCACCGGCGTCGCCGAGCCCGTCACCGAGAAGGACGACGTCACCGACCTCACCATCGTCCTCAAGGGCAAGGGGCGCATCGCCAAGCGTCGCCTCGACCAGCTCAACGAGCGCTTCTTCCGGAAGGTCGGCCCGTCCGGCCTGTTCAACCTCGGCGTCCGCGCCGGCATCTTCACCGCACCGAAGGAGAACAGCTGATGGCTGACCACGAGCTCACCAAGCCGAAGAAGTTCGACGTGCAGGAGATCTGGCACAAGGGCCAGCGCGTCCTCCGCACCGCGTTCACGACCATCCTCACAGCGCTGCCCATCGTCCCGCAGATCGTGCAGATCGTGCAGGGGCAGTGGCCGGCGGCGACCGGCCTGACCGCGGTCGCGGTGCAGGCCGTCGCGATCAACTCCGCGCTGACCGCCATCATCGCGATCCCGCAGGTCAACGCCTGGCTGACCGTCATCGGCCTCGGCTCCGTCCCGCGGAAGGTCGCCAAGGAGACCGCGGCCGCCAAGAAGTCGGAGCTGCAGCCGGCGCAATTCGCCCCGTCGACGACGGACTACCGGACCGAGCAGGGCGACGACACCACCACGGCGCAGTAGGCCGTGCTCTACAACCCGGGGGTGGGCATCGTGCAGTGGATCCTCGCAGCATCGGTGCCCACCGCCGACACCGCGCCGGACGGTGTCTGGGGCTGGATCAGCGGCACCCTCTCCGTCTCCGACATCATCCAGGGCAGCGGCCTCGCGCTCATCGTCATCCTCTTCGCCACCCGGCGCATCCTCACGATCGCCGACCACCGAGCGCGCGTCGAAGACCTCGAGAAGTACTACGGGGCACTGCTCAAGGAGAAGGACGACAGTGCTACCGCACTCGCGGCGGCGAAGGACGAGCGGTACGCCGAGCTCAAGGAGTCACGCGACTACTGGCGCGAGGCGCACAACGAGCAGCGCGCAGGCCGTGAGAAGGCCGAGGACGGTCTTCGAGAGATCGGCGTCGAGTACGCCCAGCTCTCCAACCACCTGCTGGGATCCATCGAGGAAGCCGCGGGAGGCACCTCATGAACGAGCAGACCTCCGGTCGCGAGGAAGCGCGCCGCGCGCGCGATGAGGCCCGGACCGCTTCTCACCGCATCGACATGCTCCTCGACAGCATCCGCAACGGGCCACTCGCGCAGATGCGTCAGAGCCGGGTCGAGAACCACTTCGCGCAGAAGATGCGCACGATCATCCGAGGGGAACGATGATGGACGCCGTACTCAACCAGTGGGCGACGGTCCCGGCAACCATCGCCGCGGTCGCTGCCCTCGCGACGGCGCTGCTCTACGGCTTCGGGTCCGCCTGGTACCGATCGCTCCTCGGCATCGTGTTCTTCGGCCTGTTCGTCGGCTCCGTGCCCGTCTTCGCGCTCGTCACCGTCCGCCGCATCGTTGCCACCCTCGCAGCCGGCGCGCCACAGACGACCGGCGACGGTCTCGGTTCGATGGCGTTCGCCGTGTACGTCTTCGCCGCAGTGGTCTGGGTCGCCGTGTTCACGATCGTGGTCGTCGAACGCCGCCGGTCGCCCGTTGTCACCCTGCCCATCAACCGCTAACCACGGCGAGCGCCGTCAGTACGAACGAAGACCCCCACCAGGTGACTGGTGGGGGTCTTTCGTCGTTGCGCGGGTCAGGCTCGGCGTGCGGGGATGAAGCCGATGACGATTCCGGCGAGGGCAGCGAGCACGCCGATCGCGAGGAGACCGAATGCGACGACGAGCAGAGCGTCGCCGGCGGCTCCGGTGAGCAGGACGCCGATCACGGCGATGATGATGCCGGCCACGAAGAGGCCGTTCGACAGGAGCTTCTTCTGGCGGCTGGTCATGGGGAACATGATGCCCCACGGGGGTCGCTGTCGCCATCCCCGTTTAGGGGGCGGACGCGGCGACCGTCACGCGCTCTGGGTGCTGTTGCTGTCCGCGATCCACTGGTCAAGGGTGCGCCGGGTGACCCGTGCGTCCCGGGCAACGTAGAACTTCGGGGATCCGTCCCGCACCGCCTGCACGGCAACGGGACGGATCTCCTCGGTGACGCGCTCGAGCTCGTCGAGCAGCTCGCCGCGCCTAGTGCCCAGCTCGTGCAGGTCAGCCACGGCGCACCTCCTGCCGGACGGACAGCACGGACACGACGACCCACCCGGCCCACAGTGCCAGCATGATCGGCCAGTACCGACCGGACGCGACGGACGCGACCGCCATGATGACGCCGACGGCCGCCGCGGTCTGGCCTGCGCGTGTGCGCAGGATCTTCGTGATCATCGGTTCCTCCTGTTCGTGAGGTGGGGTGCGTAGAATCCCGGGAGCGGGTGGCCCGAGGCATTGACGGTGCTTCGGACCACCCTTTCTCACTTCCGGTGTCGTGCTCTGCGGTTCGGCTTCATCTCTACCAGCCACTTCGTGACTTGGAAGACCAGGCCGAGACCCGCGATCACGACTGCTGCGATTCCAATCGCATCCCCTCCTCTCTGTGTTGTTGTGTTTCAAGTATACACAACAACCCAGAGAATGCAACAAGCCCCCGGACCAAACGGTCCGGGGGCTTGAACGATCGCCTACTCCTTGTCGCGAGGGCCGAAGCCGAACAGGTAGGTCAGGACGCCACCCGCAAGGCTGGGCACGATGATCGCCGCGCCGACGCCAGCTTCTCCCATGAGAATCGCAATGATGCCGCCGGTCAATCCGAGGCCGACGAGAGCGGATCCGATGATCTGCCCTCTGCTCGCACGACGCTCCGAGCCATCGAGAAGTAGCCGCTCCATGTCCTGGCGGTGTTCGCTCTGCCGCTCGAACGACCTCACGATCCGTTCGGGGAACGAGGGGTCGATCGCTCCGTATCCCGCCAGCGTCTCCGGATCAGGAAGCGGGCCTCGATGAAGTCGGGCGTGAGTCTCCGAGTACTCGATGACGCCGCGGTGCTTGCCATCGCCATCAGGCACGTCGCTATCGAGTTCGCCCTCTTCGGCCGGCTGGTCTGGTTCGATCTCGTCCTCGCGGTGCGGTTCGAGGTCAGCGGCCACGCGCGGCTTCCGCGAGGGCCCGGCGGAGGTCGTCTCCGACCTCGTTCCAGTCGTTCTCGATGGCGACGCGATCCGCCTCTTCCTCCGTGTGAGCGAAGTGGTACTCGCGGCTGGTGTCACCGGACAGGTTGAAGACGCTCGATGCGCCACGGAGGTAGTCCCGCGCGCTCGAGCGACGGATGCGCCGAGTGTTGAACAGGATGGTCATGGTGTCCTTACCCCTTGCTAGCAACACCGCCAGAGCGATGTCCTTGGCACGGCACCGCAGGAACGATGCCGTTCGCGTCACTCTAATCGTCGTCTCTGTGGAAGCTGTTCACGATATGAACAACGGTGACGGTCAAGAGATTATGCCGTCTACAGCGTGTAGCGCGCTAGGTCTGCGGGTCGCACTGCGTCTCGCCAAACCCAAGCGCAGTCTGTCGCCTGTCCGAAGCCCCACTCCACAAGCACCGCGCGCTCCGTATACGCGATCACTCGCGCCTCAATCTCGAGGATGCGGTCCGGGTACTGCAGCCACGCGAGCACCGGGTCAGGCTCCTGCAGGTCCACCTCCGGGCCGCCGCGCGCGAGCTCAGGGAGCGAGAACGGCGGGCCGAGGGACCACCGGTCGCGACGCCGGCGCGCCATCAGCCCCGCCGCAGCGCGAGCTTGCGCGTGGTCACGGTGTCGCGGGGGACCCATGCTCGCTGCAGGCGGCCCTGCCACGCGATCTCGACGTACACGGCGACATCGGATCGGGCGACTGCGAACGCTTTCACCTCGGGGAGTACGCCGATCGCGTCGAAGCGGAGGTCACGGACGGTCACGGGCTGCGGCGGGTCGACCGGTTCCGGGCTGCCGATGCTGTCGAGCGGCATCGACTCGGCTGCGTAGATCGGCACGTCCTGATGCTCAGGAGGTGCCCACTTGTGCTCGGCCATGCCGTCGATGATGCGTGGGACCGCCGACAAGCGCAGCAC